TTTTGGGTTGTCCAAGAGCGCCCGTATCACGGTCTTAGCTCCAAAGCTTGTCTTCGCGCTGCGGTTCGCACCACTAAGGAATAGGGTTCGATATTCCGACCACCATTCCCAAGCCTTTTTCCAGTTTGGAAGAACAAACCCATAGCGGTATGGGTCGCGCTGGCTGTTCTCAATCGCTTCGTGATACAGCTTGTGAAGTTTCACCAAATCGGAAGGCTCCATTGTCGCCATTTCCTCGTCCGATGGCGGCTTCAATACCTCATGGGCTTGCCACTCGATCATGCAATCACCTCCGCGTCGATTGCCGCGATTTTGGCTTTGTTGGCTATTTTTGCTTTTGCTTCCTCAATTGCTTTCATCGCGTCATCAAGGGTAGGTCCAGTCCGATGCTCAATGATTGTGGTGGCAACGCCCGCCATCGTGGCGGCGTTGCTCGCACTAATACCCATTGCAATCGAAAGGTCTTTAAGCGAAGTAGCCGCAAGTTGGTCGTCATCCTCGTTGATTGCGGCAATTTTCCGTCCTACAAGGTCAGCTAGAGCGGAAGCATTTTGGGTGAACTTTGCCGCCAACTCCGGGCGGGCGTCCTCCAGCTTCATCGCGTTGTGATACGCCAGCCGGTCAAGGTCGATTCTGGCAACGTTGACGCGGCGTGCCACCTCACGCCGTGACATGTCGGGAAACTCGTTGAGCAAGTAGAGCGCAATCGCGGCCTTTTCCGGTTGCGTCACCTCTAGCGCCCGCGCCTTTGTCACGCCCTTCGCCATGACCTGCGCGGCACGGTCGGCTACCACGCTGCGCCAGTGGTCTAGCGCGGCGTCGTCAACGGCGATTAGTTCTTCGCTCATGGCTCGTCTTCGACTTTCACGATTCCTTGCTCTTCCCCAATTCCAGGAAACAACACCGCTCCATCCGGAGTTTGGAACCCGATGATGCCCTCTCGGTCAAATCGCGATTCAAACTGTTGCCATAAATCAGAAACGAATTGCCGATCATCCCACACGCCAGCGGATTCAACAATGTCGCGGGGTTCAATTTCAGCCGAAACATCCTGCCCGTAATACTCGTTTGCAAACTTCTTTACGTAATCAGGAACGATTGGCAAATCTTGTTTGCGGATTGCATATTGATTTGCGCCGTAGCTGGTGATTCTGCTTGGGTCGTCTGAAAATTGAACAATATCACGACTTGTGGCGGGGTCTTTTCCTCGGTGGAACGTGTATCCTTTTTGGGAAAGTGCTGATTCGGTTCTTGCTTGCGCTTCCCCCGGAATCCCCAGCGGGAACCAGTTTTCTTTGACCTCGGTGTATCCAAACGGCAGCGCCGGACGCCCCACCAGTTTTGCCGTGTGGTTGATCCGGTCGAGGCGGCGGGACTTGAATACGTTGGACGAATACTTGATGCCCTCTTCGTTGAACAGCGGGTTGATGTCCTGCTGCGCCTTGGTCATCAGGCCGAAAAGCGTGTTGACGAAGTTTTTATGTGATGGTCCGTCGCCCTCGCCGTATTTCTCCGCGAAGTAAGCATCCGTCCGCTTGCCCTGCCGGTGGAGCGCGAGGACGTTTTCAATGTCCTCGCGGATTGCCTTTTGGTCGCCGTTGTAGAGCTTCTTGCCGAGCTTTGTCCCCGCTCGCTCGCGGATATTCTCCACAAGCTGCGTGACGCTCATGGTCTGAATCAGGATGTTGCCCGCCTGAGTGATGACGACTTCAACCGGAACGACTTCGCGAAAGGTCGGGGCAACTCCTTCATATCGGACTTTCCCGTTTTTGCCTTTCACAAGCGATTGCTGATAGATCATCGCCCATGTCGATCCGTCGCGCTTTTTGGCAGATTGGTTCATCCCGCGAAGCGTGGCAAGCTGCCGCTCGTTGAAAATCCCGCTGTCCTCTAGTGCTTTGATCTGCGACGGGTCAAGGTGCGTCCCTTTCCAGTTCCCGCTTTCCTCATCAAAAGTCAGCCCGCCGACCGGCAACTGTTCGCCAGCGCGAATCCGCGCCTCTTGCATGTCGATCAGGATTCGACCGGCAAGCTGGCGTTTTGCGTCTGTAGCTCGGGAAAGCGGGATCGGATCGCCGTCTTTATCGCGAAGCACGTTGCCGTCCTTGTCAGTCTCAAACAGCGAAAAGAGCGAATCCGCCATGGTGTCGCGCACCATATCCTTTGGAAGCGGAATGCCCTTTTCCCGGCTCGCGCCTTTTTCCGTAACGCGGGTATCCATCGGAGTTTCAACCCGACCCGCGCTTTTCTTCAGCATCTGCCGCAAGAGCTTCTTAGCGCCTGGCAGCTCGCGAACGCCACCGGCAAGCAAACCGTTGCCCTGCACCATGTTCCCGCCTTTGTCGAATGCCGCGCCAAGCTTTACCGCCAAGTCGCGGATGATTGGTGTTTTTGAGACAAACGACGCGGCGATTTCCCGCATGACGCGCTCCGTGTCCGTTCTTCGCCCCATGCGCTGATACTCGCCGGATTCGACCATCCCAACCAGTTCGTCCACGGTCGATTCGTTGAAGTATTCCACGGCGAACTCTTCCGGCGAAAGCGCCTTTGCGCCCTGCGCTGCCATCCGGTCGTTATAGGCATCCATCGCCGCTTTGTAAGTCGGGTCAAGCGTGCCGTCCGCCTTGCGCATCAATCCAGCGACCCCATCCAACCCGACAACCAGCGCGGCAATCCCTGGTTCCATCTGAGCGCGGGCGGCAATGTAGTGATTTACCTCATGCGCGATCAGCGGTTTGAGCCAGTCGCTTTGGTTGACGTTGATCGTCGCGGTGTTGATGTCGCGATGGTAAACCGATGACCCTTCTTCGGTCAGTCGGATATTCAGCGACGGATTCATTGCCGCGAACGTCGCCATTGTCTGCCGCGCACCGCGTCCCATGCGGTTGAATGCCGCTTTTTGAGCGTCCGGCAGGTTGGCGCGGAAGTTGATCTCATCGCCAGCCATTTGTGCCCGTTTCTGCTGTAGTGAACCGCGCACCACGGAACCAGCAAGAGCGCCGGAACCGCCGAAAACCAGCGACTCGGCAAGACCGCGTTTTAGCGTGTTCGCGTCCATTTCACCGCCGGATGCCAGCACTTCAAATGCGACATCCATAGGCGCGGCTGCGGCGGTTCCTTTGGCAATAGCTTTGGTTGCACGGACGGGAGCAAATACTTTGCCGCCCAGCGTCATTTCGTCGAAAAGGTGAGCGGTTCCCTTGGCAAGCGGTCCCGCCGCACTGTTCTGCGAAACGCGCCGCCAGAATGGAAGGCTGCCGCGTGCGGCAAGCGTTTCCTTGCCGATGATGCGGGAAAGGTTTGAGACGCCTTTTAAAACTGGCCCAGCGGCAAGGACTCCTGGAATAGCTGCAAGAGCCGGGTTGACTGTGACTCCAACGCCAGCCCCAAACCATTTCAAAAGCTTCTGGCTATCCTTGCTAATATTCATGGCGCTGAGGACGCCGGAAATCCCTTCGTCCGCACGAATCAGCATGTTGCCGACATTCTCCGTGATCGCCGCGACGGCTTGGAACGGAACAGCCTTGAGTTGACGGGCGGTTTCGACCGTAAAAAGCGCGGCTTGCGCCATTCCTGCTTTGGTCGCCATCTTGTCGAGCTGCGCGGTGCTTTGCGCCACTTCCGCCGCGAGTCGGTCGCTCGTTGACTTGGCCGCAAAGGCTTTTGCCCCGTAACGGTTGGACATCTGCCGGACAGCTTCAGCGGATGCGTTGTCTCCGATGCTTGCAAGGTTGTCCGCTTGGCTGGCGGCAAGTTCTGCAATCTTGGCGCTGCGGGCAAAAGTTGATTCCGCTGCCGCAAGCGCGGTTTGAGCGGCAGCGGTTTGAGTCTTCAACACCGCCGCCTTTTCGACGGTCTGCGAGAGTTTGGCAAAAAGTGTCGGGGCTTTGGTTGCCGAGTTGACGAAAAATCCAGCGCCAAAAGATGCCGCGTTTGACGGGTCGAGAACTAGGCTTCCAAATGCTTCCGCCTCGCGCTCAATTTGCGCGGCACGTTCCGGCCCAATTTCAGCGATGCGGGCTTGTCGGGCTTTTTCCATGTCAGTTAGCACTTCCGCGCTGCCGACCAATCCTCCGACAAACTCGGCTTCATCCATCGCCTGAATGTCGCGAAGTGACCGTTTGTAGTCTTGCTTACTTGCATAGTAAGCCGTGCGGTCCTCCTCTGGATCAAGCCAGAGTTTTTCGGCGGCACGGAATACTCCAGCCCCTAGTTGCGCGGGGGCTTTTACCCCACCCATCAACATCGCATTGATGCGCAAGTCAGTTTCCGCTTCCGTCGTGAATAGTCCGCCCGTTTGAGCGTGCCAAGCAGCCTTTGCCCCGCCCTTCAGCGCATCCCAAAGGTATCCGCCGACGCCAGCGATTGCCCCGCCAAACGTCATGTTTTCGTCATCCTCCAGCCCCGACTCGTCGCGAATGGCGAACAAGTCGAGATTCTGCGGGTCAAGCGCGTCCTCTGGATTGAGCGAAAACGCCCGTCCTTTTGTCGTCAAGTTTCCGTTCTCGTCGTAGATGCCGGAATCCTGCAACTCAAGGAACAGCTCGCCTTCTGGCGTGGCGTTGCCGTCCACGTCGAGGTATCCGCGAATCTCAAAAGCGCCGGGCTCGTTCAAGCCGGGAACGCGGCGAAGCGGCTCCATTTCAGGCTTCGCCATTGCCGCCATGTCGCCAAGCACCGGCACGGTGTCAACATCGCTCGTCAACTGCCGGTTGATCGCTTCCAGCCGCGCCTCCTGCTCCAGAACGTGCATCCGAGCGGCTTCGGCTTCGGTCTTGGCGAGTTCCTTTTTCCGCCGCTGCTTCTCGTCTTCGTCCATCGCGTCCAACGTGGCGCGGACCATCAGCGGGTCAGCGTCAACCGATGGAGCGAGCTGTTGCGGTCGTTCGTCGGGAATAATCATTGGCCGAGTGCTGCTTTTGCGGCTCTGAGTCGGTCGGTTGCGGATGCTGCTGGAGGTGCCCCTGATGCTTCTTTTTGATTTGCCGTGGTGAGCTTGCGCAATCCCTGCCTGAGTTCCTCCAGACCTTTCTTGAAGTCTTCTTCGCTCTGGTTTGGATCCAGTCTTGCCGCTGCCGCTTGCACGCGAGCGCCCTCCGCATCGGAAAGCGGACCCATGCCGCGCATTTGCTGGATTTTATCAAGGAACGTCCGTCCTTTGAGTTGATCGACGATTGCCAGAGCGCCCTTGCGGTCGGTTCCGGTTTCTGGTGCCACCCAATCCCCGACAAGCGGCAATGCGTTCATCGCCTTCCCTAATCCTTGGCCAATAGCTGCCTCAAATCCGGGGTGCTTTTCCAAATCATAGGTGAGTTGAATGGTTTCCTCCGCATTGAGAGCCGCGCCCTTTTTCAAGTCTTCCTCTTTGCGTGCCGCCGCGCCTTGCCCTGCCACTTCGCCCTCAAGCCTCTGGATTTCCAACTCTTCCTTGCGGATTTGCGCGGGGGTCTGAGCGCCCGCTTGAGACTTGGCAGCGCCCGGTTGAATTCCTCCCGCAAACATCGCGGATTCTTCCTTCCTGCGCTGAACCAGTCCGGGTAGCGTCTTGCCGCCAGCCTTGTTGTAAAGCAGCATGGCGGATGCAATTTCTTCCGGTGTCCGCGCCCCGCCCTTGAGAAGCGTGTCAACCGCCCCGGTGTTGTAGTTGAAGGACGTAAGAGCGTCGAGTTGCTGGCTTGAAAGCGAAAGCCCCGCTTCCGCAACCGCCCGGTCAACACCCTTCCGCGCCTGAGCGACTTCCTGCTGCAACCGCCGTTCCGCTTCTTCCTTGGTGATGGAAGTTTCGCCGGGTTTGGCGCGGGTTCCGTAGCCGATGCTCGTTTGCGCGTAATCGTCGTATGGTTCCGCGTAGAAACCTTCCTTGCTCTTGATGAATCCGAGCAAGTCTCCGGTCGGCGCGGCAACACCGGCTTCCGCAATCGGAACAAGGGTAAATTGTCCCTTCTTCGGATCAAAGACAGCGGTTCCCTTCGTGGGTTGGCCGTCGCGGGTAAACTCGACGTCGCGGAACTCCAGCGGGGCGGCTTTCGGCAAGCCTTGCATGGCGGCGGCGACAATCTGAATTTGTTCTTCCGGCTTCTTGAGGAATGCAGACTTGAGTCGTTCCGATCCAATCAGCGGGGTTTCGCCGCGCTGTTCCGCCGCAACGGTTTCGCGCAAAGCCTGCTCCAGTGCGGGGCGAGCCATGAAGCCGGTAAGGGCTTCCTTTTCCTCCATCGCCTTTGCAATAAGGTTTGATTCGCGTTCCGCTGCCGCCTTGTCTATGTCGAATTGACCCTCTTGGATCGCCATTCCGCGATTGGCCAAAGCCATTTGTGCCGCGTCTCGCGACTTCTGAACCCCCATTTCGATGAGTGATCCGATTTGCGAGCCAAGCGCGGCACGTTGGGAAAGCGGGGCTTCCTCGTTGTCGAGTTCAGCAATCACCGGATCAAGAGCGGATGCGGCTTCTGGGTAAAGCGTGGCCATTGCCTTCGCCAGCTCCTTGCTAGTCTTGATGGCGTCTTTTTTGTCGCGACGGTCTTTCACCGCATCAATTACACCACTAATTGCTGACACGTTCGACGCTGCCGCACGCCATGCGTCGTTGCCAATCGCAGAATAGTCGATTGCAACGGGGTTCACGCCTTGTCCGATGAGTGCCATAATCGTTAGATTTTCGCGTAGTCCACCATCTTGATTCCGCCAACGGTCTTCACCGCGCCGGGTTTCGACTTCTCAAGTTCCTGCGCCATGACGCCCATCTGTGTGCGGTCGTCGCCTAGGTATTTGTAGGTGTAGATCGGAAGCCCGTCGTCGGTCTTGCCGACCTTCTTGATGTCATTCTTGACCCGCTTATCGCTGTAAGACATCGCGGCCATGGCGAGAGCGGAGGCAATCTGCGCATACTGCGAGTTCTGAGCCTGCTTTGCGGAGTTCTGGTTTTGCTGCCACGATGCGAGGTTGCTCGCCTGCTGCTGGCCGAGGTTGATACCAGCTCCGGTGTCAATCATCTGAGGGGTAGCGGCTCCAATAGCTTGACGTCCCGCGTTGAGGTAGTCTTGGCCGAGAGCAGTGCTTGCTGGAGTTCCCATGAGCAACCCGAGCGCAGGACTGGTAAATTGCTGGTTGAGCTGGCTTGCCTGCTGTCCAGTCTGCATGGCTTCAGCCCGTTTTGCGGCAAGAACCTCTTCCCGCCCAAGGACTTCAGCGGCAACCGATGAAGTGTCGTTTAACCTTCCACGCGCTCCGAATGCCTCTCGGGCGGTTTGCTGCGCCATGCGGTTTTCCTGCATGTTCAATCCCTGCGCGGATGCAAAACGCTGGTCAGCCATGCTTGCCGCTTGTCCCGCAAGCCGCTGCGATGCCGGATCAACCATGCCGAGCAACGAAAGCACATCGCCAGCTCGTCCGGTCGCGCCGGAAAGTTCCGCTCGGCGTGCCGCGTCGATCTGCTGTTGTGATGCAACGTTTGCCTGACTACCCATGCCGAGCAGTCCGGTTTGTCCGTTGGTTCCGAACAACGAAGTGCTGACATCGCCTAAGTTCAACTCTCCGAAGCGCGGGCGGTATTGCCCCTCAAGCTGCGAAAGCTGCGGCAATGCGGTGGAAAGCCCCTTGAGGTATTTCAAAAGGTCTTTGCCTGGATCACTGACGGGCGGTGCGCCTCCTCCTGCTGTATCTCCCATAATGCTGCCTCCGTTAATTCCGAAAAGCCATTGTGATGTGTCTCCCATGGCGTGCTAGTTTTTCGATTGGGCAAGAGCGAGTTTCCCCATCTCCCTTGAACTGCCGTTTAAATGAAATGGTTTTGAACCGCGAAATATTGTGACGGGCGCACTCTCCGAAATCTCCTGCCAGCATCTTGACGTAAAAGTCATCGCCTGCCGGATAGCCCATGCAAAAAAACCGATGGTTGCTTTGAACTTCTCCGAACGCAAGGCAGTGGGCAAGGTCTTCATTAAAGTTCCCGCCGTTTGACTGGTAAACTGCTGCCGCTCGTTGGATCGGTTCATTCACGCAAGTTGCCCGAAAACAGTAAAGGTTACAAAGCGTGATGCCGCTTCGGTGACGCCAATTGAAAAGCCAGTGGTGGTCTTGGTGTGGATGCCGGGGGTGTTGCCGACGCTGGTTCCATCCTCATACGTGGCGTGGACGATGTAGTTGGTGTTCGCCATCGTCACTGCCAGCGCAATCACCCGGTCAGCCCCGCTCTCGGTCGCGCTCGTCACGTTGTAAGCGCCAGTCAGTGCCGCGCTGCCGTTGGTAGCGGAAACACGACCGTAAGCCTTGGCAACTCCAGGGTGATACTTAACCACGGACGGAGCGACGAAATGCGCGGCGGTTTCGCTTTGCATGTCGGCTTGAACCGCTCGATCCGCAGTCAGCGTCTTAGTCCAAGGAATTGTTTCTTCCGCAATCGTCGCACCGGTCACGTTCAAAAGCTTGATGTTCGCCGTTTCGACCGCTTGCGCCCCGAGCTTTGCCGCCGTGACCGCTCCCGCTGCAATCGCCGCCGTGCCAACCGCTAGAGCGCCGATGTTTCCCGCCGCGATAGTGCCAACCGATAGAACTCCGCTGGAAAGCGTGATCGTGCTGCCGTCAACCGATCCAGAATCGAGCGAAAAGCCCGAAATAATCTCGTTGAGACGCGCCGACGTTACCTGAGTGCCGTCCGCAAATGTAATGGTGGTGGTTGCCTTGGCCATGATGTCAGGTGACAGAGGTAGTCGATCCGAAAGCTTGCGTTGCCAGAACTCGCACCGATTTCACGCGCGGGCGTCCGGTCTGCGGGGTAACGGTAATAATTCCGCCTTGTCCCCGCAAGCCTCCAATCCGGCCACGTAGCGATGCGTCCTCATTTGGCGGAAGTGTCTCGCCCAAAAGCGTGGAAATCGACCCAACCGTAATGGATGAATCAATGTCCTCTGTCTCAAAAGCAAAGTCAGCCTCGGATGTCATGGCGCTGTTCCCAAGCTGCACTTGCAACTCGGTGTATCGCTTCCGATCCAAGCTTTCGTTGTCGTATTGGCGGGTTTGAAGCTCCGATGATACGCGGACAAGCTCAAGATTCTCGCCAGGGATCAAAGCCAGTTCGTCGAAGTCGTAATCAACCGCGTCCAAACGGTGAACTCCTCCCAAAGAATTGACTGCATACAAGTCGTTGCGTTCGCCAGAACGGGCAATGTGGAAATTCAAGATGTTCCATCGCGAATCAGCTACGGAATCCACGCTTTCCCATCCTTGATTCAGGAAATTGTAGATCAAAACCGAGTTGTTTCCGGTCGCATCACCGGCTCCAGGCGCGGAATCCAGCGGAACGGCGATGTAGTAACGGTTCGCAAAGAAAATCCCGACCGATTCAGCCGCCAAATCCGGGTTGATGCGGTCAATGATGGGCTGAATGGCGTCGGAAAGCGGAACATCCACGCCACGGAGGTTGTAACGGTCCAAAAACCCAACCTGATAAACCCCGTTGTCTGACAAAAACAGAATTTCCGCGCCATGCTGCGCAATCGTCTTCCGCGCCAAGCACCCGATTTCTCTCGTTAACTCGTTGACCGTGCAATCAGCCAGCGATCCGGACAATCCGTTGATGAGGTGTAGGCTGTTTCGGTTGAAAACAACCAGCCCGTCCTCGTAAAACGGTTGGAATGCCACGATGAAATCCGCGATGCCCGCCGTGATGCGGAACTGATTCGCGATGGCGTCGTAGGTATTCGGGTCGAGAATGTCCGACATGACCAATTCGTCACGAACTTCGCGGTCGGTGTAGGTCGGTGATGCCGTCGTGCCAGTCTGGCTGTATCGGAACGGCACGATCAACCGCCGCTGGTGGTAAACTCCCCACGGCGGGGCAGGCATGTGCGAGAATCCAGCGCCTGCGGAAACTAGCTTCCCAATGGTGACGTAGTGGGCATGTCCGCTACCGGTATGGTCAGCGACTGGGATGTAAAAGATGATGGCAGTCGAGGTCGCTGCCGTGACAATGAACGACCGTCCAATAAACGGCACGAAATGCTCGTCGGACGAATCGTAGATGGTGATGGAGTCGCCAGCCGTAACGGTAGTGTTTCCAGTTACGGTAAACGTCGCCAATCCAGAAACAACGTCAGCATCGTGGGACGCTACCTCGAAAACCTGGGGTTGGGTGTAAGTTCCGGCGGGAACTTTTGTGAAACCCGTGACAGCCGTTCCAGTGCCTGCCGTGTAAGTCTCGTTCGCGCCTGTCAGCGCAAAGGTGAAGGTGTCCGCCGTAGGGGTGCCAGTAACAACCCGCGTTCCGTTCGGGTTGGTTGTCACGTAGCCAATCGCCGCCAGCGTCACTGAGTCGCCGGTCGTCAATCCGTGGTCCGTCAACGTCACCGTCACGACGTTCGTATTGAGAACTGCCGCCGAAACATTCCGCCCGCGTGTCCCAAACCATTCCCAAGTCTGCAACCCGTCGCGGAACAGGTAAACCCGGTCAAACGCTTGCAGCAAGTCAGCCGATCCAATGGTCGAGCCGGTCGGGTAGGCAATTGCAGTTGAAGTTCCGTCCTCCACCGAAACCAAGAAAGCCGTGCCGGTTGCTGCTTCAACGATGACCTCCGCCGACTCATCGGCAGGGTCCGAGAACAAGCACGATCCATAAATCACCGCCGCCGAATCGTTGTCGATCACGCTACGAACCTTACCAGTCCCGGCATAAGTCTCCGATCCCGTCGCGCCCGAAATCTCAAATGTGAACTCGTCGGCGGAAATAACCGTGATGAACTGAACCCCATTTGGATCGACCGTGCCAGTCAGCGACTCAATCCCCAAATACCCAGACGATCCAACCTCAAAACCGTGCCCAGTGACTTCAACCGTCACCACCTCGTCCACCCGATCCGCTGAAACAATCGTTTCGCCTCCAACCGCGTCCACGAGGTAAAACGGAATCCGCAAAGGATCGCCGTCCAATTGCAAAGCACCCGACAACGATTCAATCCCGCGCCGAGGTTGCCACACTCCACGATCCATTCGACCGTTCGACGACACCGACAACTCCCCGTCCCGCAACTGATCCGGCTCCAGCCGAGCGTTAAACCGCAAAAAAGCACGGTCGCCCATCACGATCTCCGCGTCATCAAGGCCACCGGATGACCGATACTTACCCATCAGACAATCGTGTAATTCGAGTCAAGCGGGTAAACCAATGCCGTTCCGCTCAATGATGGCGTAAGCGTTAAAATAATTCCACCCGAGTAAAACCCAGGAGTCAACGGCACTCCCGAAAAGGTCGACTGGATATTCAACGGAGATTGCGTCGTCGCATCAAATGAACCAGCAACAAGAACCTGAAACCCACGGCTTCGGCCCGTGAATGTCTGTCCAGAATCAACAATCTCCCATCCATCCAAACCCTGCAATTGGTAAGCGTCTTCTGCCATGCCGAACCACTAACCAAAACAACCGCAAGCGTCAATCCTTAGTTTTTCGCTAAGGTTTGTAAGGATTCACCATTGAAAACAGCAAGAGCGGCCTTTTGGGGATTTTTCAAAATGAGCAGGGTTTGATTTCAGCAAGAGTGGCCACTTTGATTTTCAATCGGGGGAGAGGGCACCGTTTAGCGTTGAAACGGCCACCCAAAAGGCGATCCCCCCCGCCCCCTCATCCCGTCTATAACGTGTTACAATCTCTAATAATGCGGAATCGGGTTTTGTTCTTTCTCAACGACTTACGCCGCTCGCCCCGTAATTGTCACTGAATTGTGGTCATTCCCGTCACTTTCCGGCCCTCGCGCACACGTATTGCCAAGGCCTGGCTGTAACACATGAACGATATTTCATGCATTTGTTTTCACGCATTTTATTACACGAATCAGCTTGCCATGATTTGGCGATTATCCGCGCTTGCTCCGTTTACCTTGGCCTGCTTCAGCCTTTCCGGGGTTGACCGCTCGTTGCCATGTTGACACGAAGAAGCCCGCGAGCATTGGGGCTGGCGGGCTTTGTTGGAAGGTTCGAGGCGTTGGGGTGGTCTATAGCACAATCGCGTCCACGTGCGCGAGGCGTGCGAATATCGGGTTGTTCGCAGTCGATTGTCAAGCGTCGCGTGCTACTTGCGCTGCAAGGCTTGATCTTTAAAGCTTTGTCGCTTCGGATGCGGCAAGCAATTTGAAGTCCATTACATTTTCGCACGCCCATTTGAACCATTGAGGGTCATTCTTGCGGATTAAATCGACGTTCTTTCCTCGGTGTTTTCCGATCTGGATGGTGTCGCCTTCGATTGGCAATGGGCGCGGCTCGGTGCGGGCAAAGTATGTGTCGCGTTCTTTTGTTGGTCGGTATGGCATAATGATAAACGTAAAAAGCCCGCCACTGCTGCAACAATGACGGGCTTTGGTCCTTAACCCCGGACGATGGAGATTCTTGCCTTACGTGGCAGCGGTGACGCGCCCTTTTACCACGGAACCGGGCGAGGTCAACACCCATTTTCAATGGTCTTGATCCAAAAAAAGAACCTGGCGGCAATTTGCGGCACGATAGCATTTCCAATCATTCCAATGCGGTCCAACCTGCCGGGTATCCCATCGCAATTTCGGTCCACTCCGGGGAGAGATAGCCGCCATTCTCCCGAGTCCATGGGTGATTGGACAGCATCAATTGCATCACTCCGTTCGGGCTTCCCGCCGCATCCTCGTTTTTCGTTGGCGTGGGCAACCACCCATATCCTGTGTCGTCGATGAATAGCGCCGACTCCTGAAGCTGGAATATCGAACGCTTGCGTGGAGTAGCCGATCCTTTCCAAGTCAGATAGCACCGTGTCGAGTTCCATGTTGATGATCCCAGGCACATTTTCACCAAGGAACCAAGTGGGCCTGAGTGTTTCAAGAATGCGCAGAACTTCCGGCCAGAGGTGACGGTCATCCTGTTTGCCATGCCGTTTGCCTGAAACGCTGAAAGGCTGGCAAGGCCATCCAGCTGTAACAATGTCTGGCCAGTCCGTTTCTCCTTCGACTCCCCACATTCCTTCAGTGACGCACGGGCACTCACCAAGGTGCGCTTCGTGACGTTTGCACCAGTAATTGTCGCAGCATTCGCATCGAGCATAATCTGCTGGATTGACTGCGATGTTTTGGAGTTCTCCATAATTGATAACATTCGGGAAGTTTTTTTCGAGGACGGCTTGGCATTTTAGGTCAGGCTCGGCAAAGGCTATGGTTTTGATGCCGTTCATTCTTGCCGCTAAGGCGAATCCGCCGATGCCGCTGCAAAGGTCTAGGTGCTTCATGCAACAAAGAAATCGGCTGGATTATGGCGATTAGAAAGGATGCACGCACTGCCGTTGAAACAGGCAACAATGAAGTCACCGTCTCGGTCCACTTTGACGGTGTAGCCGGTGTTTTTCCAGTGAACGGTTGCCCCGCTTTTAGCTGCTTCCTTGATGTCTTCAATACTGTTCATGGTCATTCGTGGGTGATGGTGTAGCCAAGGTCGATCAAGAATTGCTCGGCGCGTGCAGCGGTCGAGCGGTAATGACCGAGTGCTTCGTCATACTCAAAGCCCATTGATGCTGCAAAGTAAACAATCTGCTCGTCGCCGCCTTTGCCGCCTTCGTGCTGGTAGGTGAGATTTTTGTTCATTGGTGTCGTTGCGGTTGACGTTGGAAGGAGTAGACCCGCTGGATGATTTCCGCAAGAACGAAATCAATCTTTTTCCTGACCGGGCGAGGTCAAGCGGGATTTTTGTCCGCCCAGTCTGATAGAGCGCGGGAGATTGCGCTCAGCTTTTTCGCTGCGGTCGCTGGTGAGAGGTCGGCGTTTTCAATGGCCCGGTATCCACCTAGGATGTCGCCCTGATACATCGGGTTGAGGCTGGCGTGGGTGGCGAACTCCTGGGCTTCGATGCTGACCGTTAGGCGCAGGGTAACCGGGCGATCTGAGTAAAACTTCATCAGCGTTACAAGGTCGTCCATGTCCTCAAGCTGAAACGTCGCACAAGCTTCCTCGTCGATGTCGTAGTAGCTGTCCTCGATCCATTGGGCGAGGTCGGCGTCGGCGCTTCCATCCATCGGCCAAACGGCGGACGGGCTGGTTGACGAAACGTGGAGGGTAAATTTGATGTCTGGTTTCATAGTATCGTGTTGTTTAAGCGGGAATGTCGGTCGAGTCGATGCGGGCGAGTGCTTCGCGGGCTACCGTGACCATAAAACGCCAATCGTCGTAGGTGTCCTCACCGTCCGTGAATCGCTCCTCGATCTTCAATAGCGCCGTCATCGCCTCTCCCAGCTTCCGCTCAAGGTCGCGTTTCCGGTCGATTTCGGCCTTGAGGTAAACAGCGAGGTCCAACGCCTCTTCGTAGGCGTGCTGGAGCATGTCGTCGGGCGATTGCTCGACTGTGACGCCATACTTTGCAATCCCGAGCCTCTGGCGTGCTGCGATGTCGGCGCAGACCTTGGCCTCGATGCCGGTCGCGGGTGGCAGGTCGTCTGGTTGGTTCATGGTGTCGGTGTCATGTAGAGAATTTCAGTCCTGTATGCGAACCGCTTACGAATTTGAGTCGTTAGGTGGGCATTTCCGCAGTGTGGGCAGCGATAGACCATATACTGCTTGCCCCTCTTCTTTGAAAGCTTGTCCGCCTCCTTTTGGTAGTGCCTGCCGAGCTTGGCTTTGCGAATGCACCCGCGCTCTAGTGATGGATCAAGTTTCGGCGCTTTGTCGTTCTCCTTCGCCGCTTTGTGCAACTGCCCGCACATCAGCATCAGCCTGTGCGCTGGCGTCGGGGCGATTCGTTGAAGCTCTCGGAAGTTGGCGACTAGCTGCTCGCGGGTTAGCGAGCCTTCGAGGTTGTTCGGGTCGTTCATTAGATCAAGTCGTTAAGGAATTGGACCGTAACGAGGGCAACGGCAAACATGAACCACACTAGCGCCGTCGAAAGCGCGACTCCGACCGCGATTAGTGCGCATAGCAGCACGGACTGCACGGCAATTTTGAGAACGGCTAGGATTGCTTTCATAGCGTAGAACCTCCGTCGCTCCCGACCTTCGGCGGGAGGCCGGAGGGGAGGTTGTCGGGTTGGTTCATGGTGTCGGTGTCTTTCATGCGATTTTGTCCCCGTTCTGCCGTGCGATGTGGCCAAGCTCGCAAACGGGCTTTTTGTATGTCGAGGTATCGCCGTGGTAGGTCCACCGCTTAGGCTTGCGCTGGATGCCTTGACGGCGGTCCTGAGCGGCTTGCTCGGCCTGCTGGGTTAGCCTGGCGAGTTCCTCGTCAAACACGCGCTGCCAGTCGTCCTTGGTGGTCGCCTCGCGGTCAGCTTTCGCCGCTGCCTTCCGGCGGCAAATCGGATGGTGTCGTCCGGTGTTCATTGTGCTGGAATGGTGGTTGCACAAACATTAGGCGGAACTTGTCCGCTGGCGTCGGCGCGATTTGGTTTAGCTCTCGGAAATTCTCGGCGATTTCCTCGCGGGTTCGGGAGCCTTCAAGGTTGTTTGGGTCGTTCATGGTTTGTCCTCCCATCGCTTGAGGATTTGAAGAGTTCGCTTTAACCGGCGGATTTCCGCGTCTTGCCATGCCGCGATCAACCATATAGCAGCTCCAAACCCAGCAAGAATGGATTCAAGCTTGCCTGCTGGCCAAAAATGCCAAGCGGCAGCGGCGAGAAAGCCGATCATGCAATACGGAAAATATTCTTTCATGGCGTCTCCCCGTCGCTCCACCGCTTGACCAGTTCGGACGCGCTGATGCCGTCCTGCTTGGCCTTGGCAACGATCCAGAGCTTGTTTTTTGGCGGGAGTGACACCGTGAGGTTAACGCGCTTTAACGGGTTAGGCTTTCGCCCTGCGCCCTGGCGTTTGCCGCCTCGTTTGGTTGGCTCGGTCATGGCTTGTCCTTGATGAATTGCCCGCCCTCCATTTTTCCGGTCCTGCCCTTGATCTCGTCGTAGGCGGCTTGCAGGCAGTCCTCAAAGCGCAAACCGGCCATTTCGGCGGCGAGGATAAGCGTTACGGTGCAGTCGCCAATGCCGTCGGCGATCTCGTCGAACATCGGATGCGCCTTATGCATAACAGCGGCATCCCGCGTTTCGGTAAGCTCCTCTTGAGTTTTGGACAACTGCGCCAGCAGCGTCCCCTTGCCGTTGGGTCCGGTGATGCCCTTGTCGATGCCCCATTGGCGCACGTTGTCGATGAGTTCTTGGATCATTGCTCAGCTGGTTTGGTGATTTCATCCATCAGCTCAAATCGCGATTCGATTCGACCGAGGATCTCGCAGAGTCGCGCCATGGTGGCGTCGGCCTGCTCAATGAGTTGCTTGAGTTCGTCGTTCATTGTGCGAGCTGTTACGGATTAAACGGGCAGTCCGGCGTGGCGCTGATTGAAAGGGATCTCGTCGGAATCATCCGGTCCATCCGCCGCGCTGTTGTCGCGTTGCTGAGGCGCGCTCTTGTTTCCCCGGTAGGTCGCGTCCTTGGCGGCGATGTCGCGGCCAATCGCGGCGTCCAGGTCTTTCCAGTTGCCAAGGATCGGCCCGCGTTCGCCAGCCAATCGGCGCTCCTTTCCGAGGTCGAGCGTGGCAAATCCATCATTGTCGTATTGGTCCTTGCCGTCCCGATTGCTTACCAGCGTGACGTCCATGCTGGCGGTTTTGTCGGTCATGTAGATCGCGTTCGCCTTGATCGGGAACGCGGCGTATTCGACTCCGTCCTTGCCGGTGAAGGTGCGGAAATCGGTGAGTTTGCGGAGGTTTAGTTTCAGTCGGATCATTTCAGTCGGTTGTTTGGTGATGGTCAGGGGCGGGAGGAAGGGGGCGATCAAGGTTGGCCAGCGCGATCTTCATCTGTTCGATTTCACGCTCAATCCGTTCCGATGTTTTGCGGTTGGAACGGTGGTCGCGGCCAAGCTCAACGTCGCGGTTGGCTAGAAGCTCCTGCGTGTATTCGATGCCGTTTCGGATGGCCTCACGGGCGGCGTAGATGTGATCTTTAAGGACCGTCCACTGCTCGGGTTGGTATTCTTGGATCATGGTTCGTCTTGCGCGTGTCCGCCGCGCCCCGGTGGTTGATTAAGCGTGAATGACTTCGCGGTGATCCGTGAGGTATTCCAGAACCTCAACGATTTTTGCATTCATTTCTTCGCGCTTGGCAAGAGCTTCATTCCAAGCTTCTGGTCCCTGCGGGTAATAGTCGCGAGCGTTAAATTCGACTCCCTCCCATGCGTCAATGAACTCGCGGAGCTTGCAAGCAGCGTTATCATAGCCTTCCGCGAGAGTTTCTTTGCTGGTGCCGTTGAGGTGAATGAGTGGAAGAGTCATGTCGTGTCGTTCGTTACGCCGCGAACCTACCCCCCCGCTTTGAATCCGGCAAGATCTTTTTCATTCTTTCTTTCCAGCCCTAGAGCGGCAAGGGTTCGGGCGCGGCGATCATGGCTTTCACCTTGGCGTAAGCAGCCTTAAACTGCTCGTCGTTGGCCAGTAGGTAAGCGGCTCGCATCAGCCCATGCCTGCCGGTTCCGGCATCCTTTTTGCCAACCGCTACTGCCGCGTCGAGGTTCGTTGACCACGGGCGAAGCTCCTTGACCATGAGCATTGCAAGGAAGCGGGCGTAGCTCGTCGCCTGAAGCCGGTTGTCTGCCAGGATCGCGAACGTCGGAACGCCGGTTGCCATCTCAACGGCGTGCAGGATTTGGTAGGGGCTTGGGGGATTTGCGGTCGTTGTCATTGGTTCAGTTTTCGGAGCATGTATTCAAGGATCGGCGCAACCTTGCGCTTCATGCGCGGCGGTAGCTAGGCCACGTAAACTCTATGTGCCCGCCGCCTTCGTGGATTCTGTCCATGATTGATGGTCCAAGCGAAGCGGCCAGCTCGGCGGATGTCAGGTTGGCAATGATGATGGTCGGGCGCATTGATGCGTAGCGGGAATCAAGAACGTGAGTGAGTAGCCGGTTCTCCCATGCGGATTCGCTGCGCTCTTGGATTTCGTCGATGACCAACAAAGCGGGGTCGGTCAATGACTCCACGATGTCGCGCTCCGTCTTGCTGGCTTTCTTGGAGAATGTGGCGCGAACATCGAGGAAGAACGCCATTGCCGTCGTGTATCTGGCGGTGGTCTTGCGATGTGTCCTGATGCCGTCGAAATGTCCGGATTTGTCCTTTGGCAAAGCGGCAGAAATTGCGGCCTCGTATGCCATCCGGGTTTTCCCCGCGCCTCGCGTCCCGTGGAGAATCAGGATGCTTCCTCGCTCGATCACGCGCTTGGCCTTGTCGAATGCATCAAGCCACTGGTCGCCTGTTGGCTGAGATTCCGCTTTTCTCCACCGCTGTTCCCATCCCTCAAGCGCTACTTGAGGCTCTGGCTTTCTTGCTTCAAGCTGATGGGTTGTTTGTTCGGGTTCTCGAGAATCTGGCGCCTTCTCGATCAGTTCGTCGAGGCTGTTGATGAATTTGTCGAGGCTGTTCATAGTGCTGGCGGAAGTGGAATTTGTTCGTTGTAGCCGTTGGCGTAAGCGGCGTGTTTGGTCTGGGATGCTTTTTGGCTAGGAAGCCATCCCGCCGCTTTCCATTTCCTCATAGCCGCCCTCCAATCTTTGATTGGTTGACCGCTGCGTGTCCATCCGCCTTCCTCCATGTGATCGAAAAAGAAATCACCGTCTGAGTCAGGAAGGGAAATTTCGACCGCGTATGAGCGTAGCTCGTCGCGTGTTCCCCTTCCCTTCTGTTCCTTTCCTTTCCCTTCCCTTCCCTTCCCTTCCGCTTTCCCCGCGTCGTCAACGCGTGGGGCACGCGTGGGGCACGCGTCGATGTCGTTGAAATCCAGAGGTTCCGGCAAATCGCTTTCCCGCTCGCGGTTGTTAATCACTTGATGACGCGAGAACGACGGGATGCACCCAAAAACCGCGTCATTGACGCGATATTGACGGATGAATCCACGCGTTACTAACGCGTCAAGCACGCGTGAAAAGTCCATCTTATCATATGGCATGATCTGAATCCCAAGGCGGCGAGGTTCCCATCGAAACCGTCCTTCCCTATCGGCGGCGCACCACAAGCCGACGAACGCAATTCGCAGCGGTAGCTTAAATTCCATTTCCGCGTCGAATAGAGCTTCATGTGTAAAAAACTCTGGTTTGATGGTTCTAATCCTCATGGCTTGAAATCATAGCAACAAAAAGCCCCCAAACCCACCGCCAGTTGAGACCCGGTGATGCAACCGGCTGGCGAGGGATTTGGAGGCTGTTTATAATTCTGCATCGTTGTATCCGGGTCTCAAACCGGGTCTTGCGACAGGGCAAGACTACACTTTATCTGATAATATGCAAGCGTAGCTTCGGGGTTATGGCTGGTTGAGCGTAAAGTTCACCCGTCCGATAAACGCTTCTTTGCTTTCGTGGTCGGTCGTCACAAGGGCGCGAAGCGAATCTAAAATTGCCTTCTTTTGCTCCAGCTCGCGCCAGTTCTTGTCGGCTCGGACCTTCCAAGCTCGCGACGAGTCGGCCCAGGACTGGCACTGTTCTGCCATCTCGGCAAGCTCTCGCTCCAAATTCTGGCAAAGCTCGCGAAGCTCAAAGCTCCATTGCCCTTTGGAAGCGCGAACGGCTTCATCTGTTCTCGGCGTGTCACTCACTGCGGGCCTCCTTCCATGCGTCGTAAGCGTCGTTCTGGTCGCGTGATGGGCATCCAAACATGACGCCCGCTAGCCTGTCCGCAAGCGCCCGCTCGTCGTTCCGCTCGCCAAGCGCCCGGATCGTGTCGAGGTCGGCTTGCTTACGGTCCTGCCGCTCTTCTTGAAGCTCGCGCTCCAGCTCCTCCAGACGGTCGGCGGCACGGTCCAGCATCGCGCCGATCTTGTATGGTTCAGGATGTGCAATCGCATCAACTCCGCGCCTCCATCGGTTGAAGTGCCGCAACTCGGCGGCTAGGGTCTTGGTGTCGTTCATGGTCTTTCGTCGTATGTTGTTTCGTCGTGGCTGTCGTGGTCGTCGTCGTTCATGGTTTTACTGAATTTCCTGGTTCAACTTGTAGATTTCCGCTAGGTGCAAAACAATTTGCTCGTATGGGGCGAAGTCGGGAATTCGCGCTTCGATCAGCTTCATGTCAGGGATGCTGATGACTGCCACGCGGTCGCAGCCTTCGATCATTCGATAAGCCGCAAGCTGTAATTTATTCTCACGGTAGAGATTGCTTTGATTGGTCTTGAAGTCGCAAATCCACTCGGTCCCGTCTTCCGTCTGATACTTGACATCAAGCCTCCCTGTAAACTTGTCGTGTTCAACCGACTTTTCGCAGGCGATCACGTTCTTGTCCTGAAAGAAGGCCCTGGCTTTTGATTGGAAGCTTTCGTCTGGGATTGGCGTGCCATTTAGCAACCAACGCTCAAGCTGCTTGTGCAAGGATGCGCCGTCTTTCATATTTTGGCGGCGAGCCTCAACAAGTGATTTTCCCTCAAGACCAAGTCTGTTTGCCCATCCAAGCAAGGCTGGCTTGTCGAGCATCCCGACTAGTTCCGTAACAGATGGTTTTCGTGTAGTTTTCATGCGCTTGCTGCCTCCTTTTTGGCTTTCTTGATTTCCAGATATTTCCCGTAGGATTCGGACTTTGGCTGAGTGAGTCCAAGCCCTTTGCAATACCAATCATTCCGAAGCAAAACTTTGCAAAGTCGGCGGTAAGACGGAGCCCAATGCTTTGCCTCCAAAATGGCAGGCGCTTCATCTGGGATGCCTTCAGTATATCCTCTTCCTTTCCACCCTTTAATGAATCCTCTAAACCGGGAAAGGTAATGCTCTTGCGTCCGCTTTGGGAGACCGGAAAGCAGCAGGTCGCAGAACGATTTCCACGAATGGCCAGCGGGCTTTGTGATCTTGATGCTGCCTGAAATGTTGCCGGTTTCTGACACGTAAAGAGCGCCAGAGTTAGCACCATTGACACGCGCCACAATCTTTGCCCACGTTTCCGGCTCAAGGATGTGGTAGAGCCACAAACCCTTCTTCTGGTCGTCCCCGTATGGCTGGCAAAGGCGCATCTGGTGGATTGAAAGACCCGCCTTGTGCATCATGTCGTAAACCGAATTGTGCATTAGGGCGGGATTCGCTCCGTGGAATCTCCAAATGTCTTCTGTGCGCCAATCGTAAATCGGGTAGGCGTTGTAAAGCCCTGGCTCGACCAACGTGGTCCACTTCATTCCGTCCAAACATTCCTTGGTTGACGAGGCAATCGTGCGGAACCGATTCAAAGACTCGTCGGCCCTGATTCCAACAAACCCGCAAGCCGGATCGCCGCCGCCAAACCAAAGTCCAAATAGAACCATGAACTCTTCAAACTCCATGCCTGGAACAAAGAAATCAAAGTAGTCGTAATCGGTGATGACGCCAGCAACTTGCGGAAACTGCCTAACCCATGAATCCTTTGCCCTCTCTTCCCAGCAACACCATTTCGGCTCGTAGTTGCTCACAGCGTTGCGGAGAGCCATCGGGAGGCAAACCCAATAAAGGTCGATTGACTCGCGGTAATGCTCAACCATTTCCCTGATATGCTCAATGGTCGATTTATATTGCGCTTCAAGGTCGATCACCAAAACGCCAACCTTGCGGTTGCGCTTGATGGCTTCGGCAAGAACAAGGTGCATCATCACAGACGAATCCTTGCCGCCCGAAAAACTGACGTAGATTTTCTCGAATCTATCAAACGCAATGGCGACACGCTCGCGTGCAGCTTCTAGCACGTTCTTTTCTCTGTATTGCTTCAGACTCATCAGTAAAGGTTTGCTTGGGTTTTAGATTGCGCGGATTCAAAGTTCAATTCCTGCTCCCCGTTGTTTTTCATCCAGAGATTCAACACGGCCAGCGCTGCTTCATCGGCTTTCTTTTTTTGATCTTCCGTCAAAAGGTTGTAGCCTCCGCGAAATTGGGCGGGGATTCCCGTTTCAATGCACATTGCCGATTGGCCAAGCCATGCGATGCGGTTCATACACTCGTTAGATAGGTAATGCTCGCAGGAGTTTTTCCACTCGGAAACCACCCGGACCATAGCGGCTTGGAATCGCGGAATGTCAGCCAAAAATGCCCGATACATTTCTAAGCATTCGTCGGACGAAAGCCCCTTGGGTGCCTGCGTGTTGTAGAATCCAGCTGGATAGCACTCCCACTTGTCCCACGTATGGTAAATGCGGTTCATGCTAGTTCCACCTCCTCAAGATCGGATTCCATCTCGCCAATCTCCCACGACTTGGAAAACTCCTGATCCGCAAAAAGCTCGGACAGACCGGAGATTTGAGTAAGGCGCAAAACTTCGTCAGGGTCCATGCCAAGGTGCTTGGCAATCTTCTCATCGCTCCAGTTCCTGCGGCGAAGCTCAACCACGATGTCGGACATTGAATCGACCTTGTGCTTTCCTCGTGCGCGGTTGTGGCGAATAGTTGAAGCGATACGGTCGCCCTTGTCTTGTCTAGACTCGTTGATCGTGACGACCGGGAGATAGCCGTGAATCCTAGTTTGAATCTCCGGGCACTCCTTGCCGACTCGATGCCGGTGAAATCCGTCGATCACCTCTCTTGTGTCCACGCAATCAAACGTGACGATTGGCTGCGTGTATCCATCCTCCGCGATTGAAAGCCTAAGCAGTTCCATTTCTGGAGGCGCGACATTATTTGGGTTGTAGTCGTTTGCCCTTACTGCTCCCGACTTTACCCACAAAACAAGGTCAACCGGCTCTTGCTTGAATGGGCTGCAATCGTGAATGCGCTTTCTAATTGCGTTGATTTCGTCAATGAGTTCCTCGCCGGAAAGCTTTGAAAGATGCTCAAAAGCCATTTCCGCAAACTCGCTCCGCTGTGGTTGCGGCTTCACTTGCTGAATCGTTTCAATGAATTTGAAGAGGTCTTGGTCTGGTTCTGGTGTGTCGTTTTTCATCAGTCGGTGTCGTTTTGTAACCGTCTCAAAGTTGGCGCGTTCCGTAAGTTGCGATTAGAAGGGCATCCGCTGTCGCATGCGTCACCTTGAGTTGCGGGTAAAGCTCTTGCGCCCGCCGCTTGCTGACGTTCTTATCTCCCTTCGTCATGCAGCCCATGGCTTGCTGCCACTTCTGAGGTCTTACTCGCTCAAAAGGAATTCCTGCGGCTGTTAGTGCCATTTCTAAGTGTCCAAATCCTTGCCCAAAGGTAAATGCACTTTTGACTCCCATCTGAGGCGAGGAATGCACTTGCTCAATGTAGGCGTGGCATCCGGTAACAACTAGATCAAGCCGCGTCTCTGGCGTGGCGCTAGCGCCCATGCGGATGCTTTCAAAAAGCTCCCAAAGGTCGGCTAACGTCTCAGGCATCTTGTCAGCGCAAGCCCGCCCTTTTGCGTCAATCCACGCGATGCCGCCGGATTGGCCTGGGTCTATACCGATCATGGTCATGACTCTTTCCCCTCCCTCACTGCGGCGATTGCGTCAATGCATCGCTGCATCCACAGAAGTTGGATCATGTCATCCTTGGTGAATCCCGGAAATGACTGCAAAACCTCCAGCAACTCGTCGCGCTGGCGCTCTAGGCGGCGGGCAAAGTCCACGGTGACGCGCCCCGTTTTTACTGGCGGAATCGAATGAAAAGTTTGGTAGATTTCTGCGGCGTCAGATTCCGGTGTCGGTCGTTCGTTCATTGGTTCCAAAGCTTGAGGTTGAGCTTGCGGGCAAGGTCGGCAATGGCCTCGTCTTCCGTCGCGCCGTAGCCGCTAACGTCTGGAAGCGTCCAAGCGGTGTATTCGTGCGCCTCTTCAGAGTCGCGGTGAATTCGTATGTCGTGCTTCCGCAACCATTGAAGGCGCGGGCTTGGTGATTCCGGGATGTCAAATAGCTTGTCGTTCATCGTTTTCTAGGTGTTGCTTTGGTTATGGTGACGGTGAGTGTTTGGTGCGGTCGAGGTCCAGCCCAAACCGCTTGAGAGCGCGGGCCAGCCCGTCGCGGCCCATCGCGGCAATGACGACGGTGTCGCCCTCGTAGTCGAGCAGGACGGCGGTGCGGGTGATTCTCATGGATCGGTAGCAGTTGAAGGCTCGTAGCAAGCCAGTGCTTTCGGGTTCTCCCATTGAATAATAGGGTAGTCGTCCCCTCCCCACCATCGACGGGCGTCCTCTTTCACTTTCTCGGTGATCGCTCGCGGGCATCGGTCAAACGCTAGGCATCCGTCACCGCTGCAAAATGTCATGTCTCGGAATCCCATCATGGCTTTTGGTTGGTTGAACTGTCGCCGCTGCCGACCGTTGGCGGCAGGGCTGGAGTGTTCTCCGGAAGAGATTCCAGGGCGCGGGCGGCGCGGTATCGCATGTCCGCAGCATTGGCGATCTTGTCCGTGGCGATGAATTTCAGAGCTTCGCGCAGCGGTGCCACCGGATGTTTCGGGCAGATGGCGACGTGCTCGCGGTATGCCTGCCCTCGTTGTTCCTCAGATAGCGGCGTTCCAGGCTCATATCCCGTTGGGGCATGGACGATTTCCCCGCACCACATGCACGCCAGTTGTTTGACCGCCATCTTCATGAGCGCGTGGAGTTGCCACTCGTCCCGCTCGCGCTCTATGCGGATCGCGTGCTTCAAGAACGCCACGATCTTCTTATTTTTCTCGAACTTCTTCCATGCCTCAAGCGTTTCCGGCGCATCGGAAGACGGAGAACAAGACGCCGCAGATCGACGGGGAGGAGCATCTCTCTCGCTAGAGTCGTTTCGTTCATCTTCGGGGTTAGGCCACCCGAGGCCGTCTAGTCCGCTCATGGTTTCATCTCAGTTGCGCCCGCGTCTGGGCTTTTTTCGTTCGGAAAGTAAACCTCATGCTCGTCCCCGAGGATCTGACGGCGGATCTCGTCTAGCCGGTCGCAGAATCGCACAACGCACTCTCCGAGCTTTTCGGTGAAGTCGGAGCGTTCCACCTCAACCAGCATGTTTTCGATTGCCGGGTGGTCGGAGTAGGCGACAAACACGGCAGACGTCGCGCCCGTTACCCACATCGCGCCGTGGACCTGGGGTGCGTGTTCCGGTGGCAATACGCCCTTTAGCTTCCACCCGATGATCGTTTTGACGTTCGGCGCTTTGATTTCGAGCGGGCGACCATCGGCCAGGATGCCATCAGGGGAGTAACCGTAGCGCCCGCAGTCGGAGAGAATGAAGCCAACCTGCCGGATCGGGATGCCGAGTTGCAAGCGGGTCCAGCGTCGCGCCTCGTCTTCAAGACGGTGGCCTCGCTCGATGTCCTCGCCGCTGGCGTCGCTACGGTAAACCCCGAGCGTGTCGGCAAGCAAGTCGGCTGCGTATTCGTCAGCCCCGGCGGCATACTGAGCCTTCGCGGCAGTGCATATGCGCTTGAAGTTGGAGGCTGTTGGCAGGCCTGTCCTTAGCTTTAGCCACTCCTTCGTGCCTTGCTGTATGTTAATCTCCCTCATGGATTTTCCTTTCCGGTAGCCTTGGAGATTGCATAGCGAGCCATTCGGCAAGCCGCCCCTAAAACCCCTCCTTCATTGTCCGGCGTAACTTCGTAAAGGTCTTCCAACGCTGAAAGCAAATCTGGCGCTGCCGATACAAGTCGGGCATTCGCTTCCTGCTCGTCAACATTTGCCAATCCGCCAATCTCGACCATCAGCGGCGTCCATCCTTTCCCGTTGTCTCTTCCGCCAACAACGCTTGAAAGCGTATCAAAATGGCATGGGTCAGACTTTACCGACCAAGGGCCGGGTGTGTGCTTTGCTCTCATGCCTTCTCCTTTCTAGCGGCGAGCATGGCGTCGGCAATTGAGTAACAATATTTCGTTTCTTCGATTGGGATAGATCGATGATTGGTCGCTTGGTTCATCAAACCTTGTAAAGCCGCCGCCGCGAAGTAGTCGCGGAGAGTCATGCCGTTTGGGCTTCCATCTGATTCACGATCCCAAAATTCGCGTTCTCCAACCGGAATTGGAAACGCATGTCCTCCGTCGTCTTGGTTGCTCATGGCTTGATCTGCTTTGCGGTGAGTGCCTTCTTCGCCCCGTTGAACTTGCTCGCCGGGATGTCGGTGAGTGAGTCGCAAGCCGCCCACTCAAGGAGAGCTTCTAGCGTGCCTTGGGGCGTGTTGCGGACCAGTGATGCTAGTTCGTCGGCTTGCTCCTTGGTGACGTAGGCGGTTCCGGCTGCGTTGGCGTCGTCGTCCTCGCCGCTTTCAGCGATTCCAAAGATTGACTCAATCAGCTTTCGCTGCATGTAGCTCATCGCGCTCTGGCAACCATGAAGCAACGTCTTGGTTGCATTCCCCTTTGCTCCGACGTTGTCAATCGGAGCGAAGCGGTGGAACTCTTCCGCGTGCCCGTCCTCATGGCGGACGATAGCGACAACCAGAATGAAGCCCTCGCGGTCGCAAGGCTTCTCCCCAAAGCTGATAGTGATTCCATGGTTGCGGATGATCGGCTTGCAGACGCGCATCAGCTCGTCATACCGGACGTAATCGCTATTGGTGTGAGAGTTCGTCGCGTTAAACTTGACCACAACAGGGAGCGCCTGCTGGCAAGCCGTCATGGCTCGGTTGTAGCTTTTGCGCGCCTCGTCAGCTTCCCACTCGCGGCGAACGCTAAGAAGCTCGCGGAGGGTTGCCGGGTCCACGTTGTTTGCCAGCGCGGATTGGATGATTGAAACGGCGCTGTTGGCCGGTTGTGCTAGTTCGTTCATGGTCGTAAAAGGTGAAGGGCAGCGGCAAGTGATCCCCGTTCTACATGCGCGACCAATGGGGACGCCGCGCATGATGATTGATTTTGCCGCTGCCGCTTCGTTTTGGAAAGTTGCCGTCTCTCCGGCTGTCGCGTAGGTTGCAAGTTGACCGGCGGCGTCACCACGTTTATTGAGCCGGAAAGATTCCCTTGTGCCGGTGCTGTCTCCCTAGAGGTCCGGCATCAAGGTGCGCTACAAAGTTTTTTGCTTAGATGTGGGCCCACTGTTGGCGTTTCTGGATTCTGCAAACTTGACCCGGCGCAATTTTAAATCTTTCCGCAATTTGCTTTTGCGGGGTTATTCCACGGAGTCTGCGAATTTCCAATACGTCCAAGGCTGACAATTTGGAGCTTCCGTGACGTTCTCCGCGAAGGATTGATTCGGGGTTCAAAATGAAGATGTCCCTTCGCGGGTTGATTGCTCTTCCTTTAATCGCCATGTCTCGCATGTTTTCTGCGTGAGTCGCTGCAAACAAATGATGGTGATTGACGCACCCCGGATTGTCACAGCGATGGCAAACCGAATATCCGTCCGGGACGGCTCCAAAGTTTACAGAGAAAGCAACGCGGTGAGCCCCAAAAGCGTTGTTTCGTATCCAAAACTTGCCATAGCCAGCGGGCCTTTTACCCGCTATCCATTCCCAACATTCGGTTTCGCTGGCCTTGATGAAGCTAGCTTCAAATCTAGCTAGGTCTTTGCCTGATAGTTTCGGGACTTGTTTTGGAGATGCCATATTTTGCGGTGCTGGAAATTAGCGTGCGAGCTTGTAGCGGGTGACTGTCGCGCCAGATGCGGTTTTTTCGCGGATGCGGTCGATCCGAATCATGGCAGACGGCCCTTTTTGAGCGGTGATCCAATGCTCTTCGCATCCGTCGATCTCCGCGATGCGCTTGTGGACGCACGTAATGCGGAGATGCTCGAAAGCCTCCATCGTAGTGATGCCCTTGCGGTTCTTGCGCAGGTAGGCGAGAAGCCGCTGGCACTGTGTCTGTTTCTTGGTCGTTTTAATGGTGTCTGTAGAGTTTCCGGGTGTCGCGAGCAATCCAGCCCCTGACGGGAACAGGCGCGACGTGCCACTAGGCCCCGGCTTGCCACTAGGCGAAGGTGTTAGACGTCCTGGGTCTTGGCTACGAAGCCTGCCATGATGGCGACTCCAACGGTCGCCACGTAGGCTTCAAAGTCGCGGCAACCAGAGGCTGCCAGCAGGACGATGGCGACCACGGAGAGAACCACGGCGGCGGATGCAAGGAATCGGGCGGTGTCTGCTTTCATCGGATCAAGAGTTCGGGTTTGACGAGGATGCCGTTGCCGGTTGAGGGAGCAAAATAGTCGATGCCGTGGCGCAGCATTCGGATCAATGCTAGATCGTATCCGTTCGATACATTCACGCGAGCAAGCTTGCCGTCGTAGCGGCGGTTCTCGCTCTCGTATTTGACATCCGAGGGCTTGCTGGTGCGGACGATGATTGATGGATTCTCCTCCACAACTGGAGGGTTGGTAATGGTCAGTTTCATTGGTCGTTTCGGTGCGCAAGAGCGCGGAAAATCAGGAGTGCAAAAACCTCGGCGGCCGCTACGCAAAAGATGACGGCTAGGACTGTCATGGCTTGGCAGTGGCTCGGGTTTTGCGGGTCAGCGCCAGCTCAAGCTGCACGGTGAGAGCGCCGATTACGAAGTGGGCGGCGATCTCGCCCGTGTAGCCGTAGCTCTCGGCTCGCTTCTTTGCCTCGGCCACGATGTCCTCGGCCTGCTGTTTTGGTGTCGGTTTCATTGTGTCGGTTGACAGCCGCACAATCCTCCCGACCCGCCGCCTTGGCGAGAAAAAGTGGAAAAAATAGTTCTGTCATACACGACAGAAAAACTTGACCGCCAGCAAGTGCTACAGCCGCAAAGGAAAACCAGCTAGCTTGGTCAAGCTTTGAGGTAATCCTCGATCCCGTCGCAGATCGCCTCCGCAATCGAAGTCTGATGCGTGCTGGCAAATTCCCATTCTTGCGGGTTGTCTCCAAAGAACGGCTCGCAGATGACCGCAGGGCAGTGCGTGAGCTTTAGGAACTCCCCGCCACGCTCGCCGCTGCCCTTGGCCTTGCTGCCCCGTGAGACGGCGCTAGGGAATGCTTTGGAGTATGCCTCACGTAAGGAGTCGGCAAGAAGCTTGCTGCCCTTGCTGGTGCCCCAATGAAGCCACTCATGCCCCTTGGCAGTTCCGGTCGCGGCGTTGAAGTGAAGCTCAATCGCCAACGTTGCTTGCTTGCCCTTGATGTGGCTGGCGACCCAGCGCATCGAATCGGTGTATCCGCTGCCCTCGTATTTGTCGCAGACGAACCCGATGATGCCGCGCTCGCGCAGAATTCGCTCAATCGTGAAGGCGAGGTCGCGATTGTAAACCCACTCGGAAACCCCGCCAGCGGATACAGCCCCGCCGTCGCGCTTGGCTCCGATGAAGCGGGAATGTCCGACGCAGATGGCAATGAGTGGCGTGTTCATGGGTCGTGGAAGAATTGCATCGCCGATGCGCCCCGCGAGGTATGCGGCGAACTCGGCAATTAGGTTCATTTCTCGTCAAGCGGTCGGTAACGCTTTTCAATCTCTTGGCGAGTGATGTAGCCCGCTCCAATCTCCGCAATGCGCCAGGCTTCTTGGTCAACCTTGCGGCTTTTGCGGGTCGTGGTGACAGTGCCGCCCTTGCTCGACTCCGTGACGGTCACTTCTTCGACCGAGCAGGACGCGAGGAACAAGGTTAGAATGGCAAGCGTTTTCATTTGTCCTCGCGGTCGATGGTAACGTGGATGTCTTTCATTCCTTCACCGACTGAGCGTGTCATTGCTTCCGTCAGTGTTGCAATCTTCTCATTGTGCCCATTGGCGGCATCAAATGCCCGTTCTGAAATCCGCGTGTTTTCGTCAATCTTCTCTTTGATTCGCCGCTCCCTTTCCGCGCCTTCAGCAAGTAGAATCTTTGCCTTGGATTCTGCATCAAGCCGGTCTTGCACCCGGTTCGCTTGGTCAATCATTGCTTTGATTGCAAGCGTTACTAAAGTAACGACATGTCCGGCAATCAGCGTGTAAATTATGACCTTTTCGGACATTCCGGCGGAATCTGCAATGGTGTGAAACATCGGCAATGTGGGGGTTAAGGAACAGAATAGAACGATGAGCGGCGGACGCGGATGACTCCGGTGCCTTTGAAATTCACGCCGGGGGTGTAGTAGCCGGACGAATTCACCACGACCGTAGGCGTGCGAAGCGTAACAACGCCATCACTTGAAGTCAGTCCAGCTCCGTTGGTGCTGCTTCCTGCTTGGATGTCCCAAACAGCAGTTGCAAACGATGGGCCTTGTAGCCCAACGGTCGCAAACGTGCCTGAAACAACCTCTACGTCCATGATGGCGTAACAGCTCAGATTTAGGATCGAAGGTTGGCCGACGAAATCGAGCGTAAGGGTAAAGAATCCAGTTGCCGCCCCTTGGGTAACATCCAGCGTCCACCAATTTCCGCCGGTTTCGGAATCAGCAACCAACGATTGCGAGTTGAGGGTACCGCCGGACGGGACGGTAGGCGCTCGCCATGAAGTCGGCGGGCTGCCGGTGGTTCCGGCAAATTGCGGGTTTCTCGTTTTAAGAGTTCCGGGTGCCGACCATGGGTCGAAATTGAGCGTAAAGTTGGTTGCAAGGAACTCGGACAAAAACCGGCCAAGTGCTGCCGCTCCAGTTTGTCCAGGGTGCAATCCGTCCGGGCAAAATGTCGTATTGGTTACGCCCGTGTTTGTTCCAAGGTCAATGACGTTGGTCCAATCGCAAAGCGGGATATTATTGGAGCGAGCTGCCGCCCGAATAAGCTCGTTTGTTGCAACAATCCACGCCGATTTAAGGGCTGGTCCAGTGACGGGAAGAATCGTGCTTGCAATAGGCGTAATTCCTCCATCTCGAAGTTCCAACCAAATGCGCAAAAGCTCGTTGGCGACATTGGCGGACGTGTTGGCGCTGTCGTTAGTGCCAGCGTGAACAAAGCACGTATCAGCGTTGCTTGCAAGAACCTGCGGGATGTGAACGCTGCCAACTTGAAAGCAGGTGTATCCGTTAGTCGCAAAAAGCAAATCGCTAGACCCGTTTGGTTCAAAATCCCAAACGCTGCCACCAAATGCACGCGCCCATGCAGCGTATCCAATCGCATCTAGCTGCGTGACTACCGTGGAGTTTTGCCGCGTGATGCTATCGCCGGTGAATGCGATGTTGCGGGCGACTCCGTAGCTGCCACCTCTTCCAGCTCTCCCGAGCATGTTTCCAAGTGCTAGAATCATCGGGCTTGTTTGGTTCCGTGTGACATCATGCGGGTTATGACTTGGTTTCCGTTGGAGCGGCTGACCTTTTCAAGCTGCTGGTTGAGCAGTCCAACCGCAATAGCTTCTTCCGCCATTGCTTTTTCGGTCTGCCCGTCGCTTCGGAGCCAGTCGGCATACGCCCCCTGCGCCATGTATTCAAACCATGGCTCTGGAACGTCGCTTTCCTCGCTGTCTCCGTCGCCGTAGGTCGATGGAATCTTGGCGAGATAGGTGATAAAGGCGGAATAAAGCGGATGCCGCTCAAATTCCGGCGTTCCGGTCGATCCACCTAAATTTGCCCAAGTCGTAGCTTCGTCAGGAGTGGTTACTCCAAGCTCCGATTGCCAGCCGTCGAAATTTGAGTCGATGAGAAGCCATCGGTTAATCACTTCGTCGCTCAACGAGTATGAACCGATAAGCTCAAACGTTGAATTGGAAGAATTTGCGTAGTAGTCGTTACCAATTGAATCGGTGTAGGAATACTCGTAAAACCCTGAAAGGTTTGGGTTGATGCTGCCGCTGACGGTGTAGTTTGAGCGCGGCCATTCGCTCGCTGTGTATCCGGTGATCTGAATGCCGCCGTTCGCTTCGTAATACTCCGTGTATTCGTAAACAGCTTGCGACTTGAACGGGTCTTCCGCGTGGATGCGGATGATCTTGTCAATGTCCTGCAAGCCGGTTTGCTGGATTGGCAAAAGCCCCGCATCGGACACGATACGCTCTTCCCCGACGTAAAGCAAATGCGGCCAAAAATCGCACTCGCGGTGAGCGTATCGCGCTCGCCGGTTGGCAAAAATCTTCACGCGGTTCCGCTCCGGTGTCGCCAGCGTTGCGCCTGCGAGAGCTTCAACCTGTGCGAGCAAATCGGAGTATGGAATTGTCGTCATAGCGAAGCGACTTTGAACTGCGGTTCTTTCTTCTGCAAGTCCTTCAAGAACTCGCGGTCATGCATACAGTCGTTCCCGTATTTGCCAATCAGATCGAAATACTCTTGTTGAGGAAGCGAAATGGCGAGTTTGCCAAGTCCTGGAATCGTTTTGTGACCGCGTGCCGCAACTGCTTCTTGCGCTGCCGCTCGTTCACGCGCTTTTTCCTGCGCGTCCACGTATTTGCGGCCAGAGACAAGCTCGGCAACGATCAGGTCATTCAGCTCGCCGGGGGCGAAGTGCAGGACGGACATGGGAAAAAGGTAGGCGGCAGCCCCGTAAAGGACTGCCGCCTTGGGTGTGGTTCAGTTGGCGATCAGGATGTTGGTGTCGAGGATCTCGGCAAAGATCACAATCTTGCCTTGAGTCGATTCCTCCATCTTGAACGAGGACGGGGTGAAGATGGCCTTCACCGTCTTGGCGGCGGTGTAGGTCTTGCCCTTGATGACGTTGGCCGTAGTAGCCGCGCCCGAGTCCGTGCCGGTGAAGTAAGCTCCGGTATTCGCACCGATGAACACTTCAGTCCCGTCAACGTGGATAACAGACGAAGTGAGGAATCCGTCAGTGTCATCCTCGTCGCCCAACAACAGCGTGGCAGTGGTGCCACCGCCGCTATCGTCGAATGCCGTGACGAGACGGTATCCGACGTTGCGCACGATGCTGTAGGCCGGAATCGTGAAGCACGAAACGGTTACGGTGTCGCCGTCCGACGCGGAGGCAATGCCGAGGAAATCCGCGTAGGAAATCTCCAGCTTATGCGTCCATCCGCGCCCGACTTCGTTGTTCGCTGCCGGTCCTTTGACGAGCAGGGTGGTAAGTGCTGTATCAGCCATGGTAGTTCGTCTTTCTTAGTTGTGGGGTTGCTTAGTAAGCGATCTTGCCATGGGCGCGAGGGTCGCGAACGATGAGGGTTTCCATGCAGTCAACGTAACCGCGAGGACCGCCGCCCTGGTCTTCCAGCCGGACGGTGCCGGTCGGCATGAGCGAGGCAACTCCGACGTAAGCCGGGTTGACGATGTAGCCACGGGTAGCGGAAGGCATGCAACGAGGGTTGCCGTTGATGACGTTCAAGATGCCGAAATCACTGTCGAAAATGTTCACGGCAAGCGTGACCTTCTTGGTATCGGTGTACTGAACGCTGTTGTAAACAGTTTCCGAGGCGTTGTTGTCCGTGCGGGTGAACTCGCTAATGCGCTTGCGAAGCGTGATGCCCGCAAGGCAGGTCAGGTTGTTCATCGAGCCGTTCACATTGAAGATCGACGCGATCACGTCGTTCAAGGTGATTTCCGTCGGAGCAGCGGCGATGATCGACGCGGCAGGGGTCCGGTAGTCGGCGGCAACGTCGGAAGGTCCGGCGCTGTCGAGCCAGTCGCCAAGACCGCGAGCGGCGTTGGCGGTGGTGCCGTTCTCCGTGGCGCTGTCCTCGTCGGACAAGAACCGCTTTTCGACATCGCGCTTCAGCTCGGTGAGCTTTTTGCTGATGGCGCGGGCGACATCCTGCTTCCCGGCGCTGTTGACGATCTCCTGTTCTTTGGATACGCGCCAGTCGCGGCGGAAGTGCTGGGTGCGATTGCCGAGGCGGGCGACTTTGTTGAACGCATCCGAAAACGAGGTAACGTCAGCGCCTTCGTTGACGGCATCGTTGGTCGGATCGTCCAGTTTGTCCACGATCCACTCGTGGTAAGTGGCCTTAGCGGCGGTGCGGCTGGCGATGGACAGCAACGGGGTGTCCTTGGCGTCGAGCATTGCGACAAGCCCCGATAGGTCTTCGCGGTTGCCGATGGCGGAACCTTGTCCGGTTCGGGCGGAAAGCGCACTAGGCGCGTAGGTAGTAGAAATAGCCATGATTTTGATTCGGTTAGATGATGCTTTCCAGGTATCTTTCCAAGTCCTCGCGGGTTCCGCTCTGTGATGCACGGTCCCGGAGTTTTGTCGGCTCTCCGTTGTTGGCTTGCTTGGCCGGTGCTGCCCCCACGCCTGCCGGGTTTCCGGGCGGTTTTGCCTTCGGAGTCTTTCCCGGTGTGGTTGCAATCGCTGGCTTTTGCTTGCCGTGGATCGACTTCAGCGCATGTCCGGCGAGGTAGGGCAAAACTGCCTTAGCTTCCGGGAATTGCTTGGTGATCTTTTGGAAAAGCTCGCTTTCCGTCAGTTCTTTGAAGTTCTTAGCGATGGGCGATTCCTCGTCAGACAACTCTTTGACTTCCACCTTGAGCCGTTCTTGCACTTTTACCGCTTCGCCTTCAATGAACGCAAGTTTGCGGAATTGCTCCTGCTTGAACGGAACGGCTTCGATGAGCGTTTCCTTGATCTCAAGGTCGAGCGCCCGAAGCTGCTTTTTGGTGTAGGTCTTGCCCCCGCCGACTTCGATCAGGTCATTAGCCCCGTAATCTTCGTAGTCGAGTAGCAGTCTGGCCGTTTCCTTTCCGAGCTTTTTCAGTTCGCTCACCTTGTCGGAAAGGGCTTGCGGCGTGTCGATTCCTTCAAGGAACCGGCTCGTCACCTCTTCAACGGGAGTCGCCTGTGGTTGGCTGGATTGGAGTTGAGCAATGATCGCTTCCTTCTCGCGGTTCGCTTTGCGGAGTTTTGCCACATCAGCGGCTAGCTTCGATTTGAACTTGATTCGGTAGGCTTCAAGCTGCTCGTCGGTCAGGTTGTCGAGGTCGGTTTCTTCGGTCGCTTCAGGTTCCTCCTCGGTTTCTTCCTCTTCCGTCTCGTCGGATTGCTCCGTTTCCTCGGGTTCGGTCGTTTCCTCGGATTCCTCTTGGGCTTCCTCAGTTTCCGTCTCTTGAACTTCTTCCCCTGCGAGGATCGCGGCAAGCGCGTCCACGGTCAGGCTGTCGTCAATCGGGGTTTTGCCTCCCTCGTTAGGCGTGACTTGGATACTCATGCAACCGAATTTGCGCCCCGGTAGGTAGGCGATGGCGAATCCTTAGCGTCTCATTTACGAAATGGCAAGCATGTTTATAAACTTGCTAATGATTTGATACGGAACGGCACGAAAAAGCCCGCCCCCATTGCTAGGGGCGGGCCTGACACGCACGAAACGACACACTAAACAGGGACGCCGATTGGCACTTGGTAAGCGTCAAGCAGGTCCGTGAACACGGTTACTTCTGCCGCTGCTTTGCGCAAGCCTGAATCGTCCTTGTAAGCGCCTAGCTCTTTGATTGCAGCCTCGCGTCTTTCGAGCAGGTCAAAGACCACGGCTTTAAAGTAGTCGTTGAAAGCAAGCTCTTTGATGGCTTGCTCAAACGTCGGCGGGGTCGGGTTCTGCATTGGCTTCGATGTTTGCGGATGCTGGTTCCTTCACTTTTTCGGCGCGTTTTGCCTTCACGATGATGGCGGGCGTTTCCTCAAGTGCCGGAAACTTTACTGGCTCGGGATCGGGTTGCAGTTGGTAGCGGTAGGAAAGAAGCGTGCCGATGCACTGCGCACTGGTATTCGCTGCTCCTGGGCTTCCCCAAAAGTCGCCGTTTTCGAGGATGGTTTTCGCCCGCTCTTTCGCGAGTCGGGCAATCGTTTGTTCGGTGGTTTCGGTCATGGTTGAAGATTAGTTCCTTGGAACTCGGCTGGAGCGGCTCCGATGCGTCCAATTTGCGCGTTTTGCGCCTGCTGGATTTGGAATTGTGCTTGCTGGAAGTATCCGTCAACGCGGGCTTTAAATGACTCGTCGCCTTGGTAACGCTGGGCAACGTCTGGTTGTTGCATCCATTGCTGACCAAGCTGCAAGGTGACTTGCGCCCCATTTGGTTGCGGTCCAACAGCAACTCCTCCGAAGAGTTTAGCGAAGTCGTCCGTGATCGCTTTGACAAGCTTCTGGCTGTTTTCCTCGGCGGGCAAAAGAACGTGCGAGGCAAACGCCGGGTCGATAGTGTAGGCGAGGAATTCCACAAGTTTGGAAGCATCCATCCGCCCGTTCTTGTCAAACGCCATCAGCGAAGCCATTTGTTCCGCCCGCGCTTTCATGGTTTCTGGGTCGCTTGAAAGCGTGTCAAACGTCATGGTAATGTCAAAGGCGTCGTCCTCGATATTTTCCATTGTGATTGGGTCGGGAACGCCAGTGACATTGAAGAAAACTTCGTCGGGGCCAAAACGCTGGAAACAAGTGTAAGCAAGCTTGAGGACCGCGCACCCGTGTTCCAGCGTCTTGTTGACGTAAAACTGCTGGCGTGTCGGAGTGTAGGGCGAACTTGGGTCAAGCCCAACGATCTTGTCCGCCATTGCCGACAGCGTATTTTCGATCTCAATTGATCCTGGGTCAAAGCGCGGAATTTCTGAATACCCGTATTCCCCGCGACGACGGGTCGGGATGTATCGCCCTGGCCCCCACTCTGGCGGCGGGCGTCCTGCCGGTCCCTCACGCGGCGGGCAGGTTGCGAGACTAGTCCGGTCAATCCGGCTGTCCCGCTCAACTTTGATTTGCCATTGAGCGCCCCGAAGGCGTTCCGGCATGGCTTGAAGGTCGTAAACCCGATCATTGTCCGCGCTCATGCGGGTTACAGCAAACGGGTATTGGTCGTAACCGTTCATTAGCTCCCGTTTGGCGTAAGCGGGGCAATCCTCGCCATCCACGCCTGTCCAATAAGGGTTGAAAACGGTGCAGTAGATTCCCTCGCTGCCGTCTTCTTCGTCGATTAGCCGCTGGTAGCAATGAACGACCAAAATTAGCTCGTTATTGCCGGAAATATCGCGTGGGTATCCGCCCGCAATGCGGTTTTGGTATTGCGTATCAAAAGTGAGTTCAGCAACGCCGATCCCCCGGAAGTTCTCAATCATCTTTTCCGCCCAATCGCGGTCCCATCCTTCGTTCGTGACCTTGTTCTCGATCTCTTGAGGAGTGTAAAGCTGCCTCCAAAAGACGTAAGGCGCTTTCTGTGGGTCCATGCAGTATGCAGGGAAGAAAACCTCGCCATCGGGGGCGCATGCTTTGACAAACGGGCGGGATTGGAGCGGGCCGGAACGTGACACGACAAGCACAGCTGAACCGTTTTGACGGAGCTGGCGGATTGCCTTTTTGGCGCGGGCTGGCTTGAGCTTCGGAAACGCCTGAATCAGCATTTCAGCGAGCATGTCGTCATTTTCTCCAAGTGCGATCATGTCGGCAACGTCTGGATTGGTCGCCGCGATTTCTTCAAGGGTGAATTCTTGCTGGAAGGTTTGCTCGATCTTCTCCCATCCGACGTAAGTGACCATCAGCCCTTTCTCAAAACCGTAGTTGCACGCCTTTTCATGCTCGGTCATGAAATTTCGGATGTAATTTGAGCGCATCCATTTCGCAAACGCGGTAACATTTGAAGCGCGCGGCAAGCTTTCGACCTTAGTCGCCAGCGCCTTGACGTTGCTGCGCTGCATGGCATTCATCGCCAGCGCAACGTGAGTGTCCAGCCGCTCGCCTACAACGTGCGTTTCTTGGTCGCTTGCGCCCTGCCACGGGAACGCATCCACTGCATTTTTGCGAAGATCCCACGATTTTCCCGCCCAAAGATTGCGCCGGTCATCATAATTCCGGCGGCACTGGTCAAAGTAAAAACCAAGGTCGGAAGTAGTCTGCGCGTAGTATTGAGCCAAAACCGGAATGTCCGGTTCGTCCTCGGTGTAAACCATGTCGTCAAAGTCTTCAGTCATCGCACTTGTTGGAATTGACCGTCACGCCGGATGACGCTGATGGTCTTTTTGATGAGTTTCATGCCGGAACCTTTTTTGAGAAGCCGGACGGGAACGGAGCAACCCGCTTCGTCGTGGCTTGCGCACATCACAAAATAGCTGTTTTTTGCGGGCTTTGTGACGCGGAGCATCATGATTTCCGCTACCGGTTCCGCAATGATTTCATCAATAGCTGGCGTTTGGTGGAACTTGGCGGCGGCTTCGTGAGTCCAGTAAGTCGAAACGCCTTCTTTCCACCAATCGACGCCTTCAACCAGGGTCTTTTGGAACTCGCGCAAAGCGGCGGCATCCTCCGCAACCAGCTTCCGTTTTACGCCTTCAAGTTTCGTGTCGCTCATTGGTTCGTTGATTACTTCATTCAGATCACGTTGGCAAGACTATCGGAGCCGGTCAATTGATTCGCCGCGCTCGCAAAAATGCTCCAGCACGACGAATAATTGTCGCACCTGCCGAATCCGCATTTCTTTGGTATTGTAGCGCAAGCGTGGTGTTGCCTGTGATTCTCGCCGTGGCGAATCCGGTGTATTGCCAATTTGAATTTGCTCCAGCTAGTGCTGCCATTGTTATTGCTCCGGTTGCCGTAGTGTATGGGAGTGCCGCAATTGCTTGGTTTCCTCGAAAATATCCTCCTAGGTTGTATCCAGTTGTCGTCATGTCAACATTGGCGGCAGTCCCAAAAAGAAGCCTCGGAATGACACCGCAAAGACCAGCATTGAACGATGCATAAAATGAAATTTCCCACATTCCACTCGTTAAGTTGCTTCCGGCCAAAACATCGTCATCGGCGTAAGCTGACGGATTGGTTCTGGTTGCTGCCGCATTTGGGTCGTATTTCAGAATTTCTCCTAGCAACGCTGCGCGGTGAACTTCTGCAATACCAGAGGCATACGTAAAAGTTGATCCTGTTGAAAAGGTGACTGATCCAGTATTAGAAAAGCCAGCCAATGCCGGAAGTGTTCCAAAAACAAGCGCACCGCTGCCGGTTTCATCAGTAACTAGCGACGATAGGTTTGCGCTGCTTGGAGTAGCGGTAAAGGAATCAAACCCACTAGCTCGCGTAATTGCTGCCCACGATGTCAGGTCGGCATCGCTTGCTTGTTTCCCATCAAGCGCCGATTGCAGGTCGGTTTGATCCGAAAGAGTGCCGGTAATATCGCCCCATGCCGCGCCTCCACCTCCCCCGCCGCCGTTTTGCAGCTCAAGCTTTCTGAGCCTGATGAGGATTTGGTTGATGGTTTGGCGATCGGTCATTGCGGCGCGTTTTTTTAATTTGAAACCAACGATTTAGCAAGGCTAGATGAGAAGTCTCCCAATCTTGGCGGCATAAACGTGCGGGTCTTGGTCGTTTTTTGAAGAATTGCACTTGGGACAAGCCATCACTAGATTGTCTTTTGCATGCCGTCCGCCTTTTGCAATCGGAACAATATGATCAAAAGTCAGACTTTTTGCCTTTTGTTTGCAGTAATAGCAAATTCCTCCTGCCCTCTTTTTGATTTCCGCCATCTCGGCGTGTGAAATTTGCCCGCCGTTGCTTTTCTTGCGCGATCTTCGATTGGCTTCAGCCGTGATCCGAATAGCCTTCACGGCCTCGGGATTATTTTTCACCCACCGCAACTTGGTTGCCTTCATGGTGTCTGGGTGCGCGGCTTCCCATCGCTTGATGGCAGCGCGATTCTTTTCAGGGTGTTCCTTTCGGTATTTTGCCGCTCTTTGTCGATTGGCTTTTTTGTGTTCCTCAGTATCCTTTTTTGCGCAGTAATACTCCTTTGCTTTTTGCAAAAGCTCATCGCGATTTTTCGCGTAATTCTCTTTCCTCCATGCCAAGTCTGCCTCCGCTTTTTTTGCAAACGATTCTGGCAACAACCAGATTTCTTTCCCGCGTTTTCTACGGTAAAAAATCAATCCATTCGGCCCAGCGTCACCTCTTTTTGGCATGCGCTAAGACTCCGAAAATATTCGTCGCATGTCAATAACCGCCTGCGCCCACTCTCGCCGCATACATCTTGGATTTCGGAACGTGGTCAATCTTGGCGGATGCTGCGTAGCGAAGAACGTCGATACAATCCTTGTGAGCCTCCGATTTGCCGCCTTCCCCGGTGTATTCCGACATCGCTTCAATGATGTTTTGACAATCTTCTGAAATGTAGAAATATGGGCGATTTGTTGCGTCAATTGGCCGAGAAGTGTCGTAGTCCATTAGGTCAACAAGGTCTTGCAGCCCGTCTTCAATCTCCATTCCGGGAGCGGGCTTTACGATGAAGTCAAGCCGGTCAAGTTCGTCCATCATGCAAGAATCGCCTTCGTCTCTCTGGAATCGCTGCGCCCCTAGCCTTGGGTCAATCAGTCTTTCAAAGATTTCCTCGCCGTCTTCAAGCTCCGTGATCGTTTCGATGTATCGCTGGTAGCCATATCCAAGTCCTCGCGATGCCTCGCCGGGTTTCCATTTCCCTTCTTTGCCAGGTTCCGCCCATTTGCCGTGAGTAGGAACGTCTGGCCATTCGCGGAACACGTACCAAGTCCCATCTTCTTGAACGGCAATCCAGCACATGAACCAGTTCTTTTTTCCCGCTGGGTCGATTACGTGGTAAATGCTCACGTTTTCTTTTGGCACCGCTTCCGGTTTCACCACGTTGACGGAAGTTGAAAACTTGGGGAATTTCGTTGAATAGCTCTTGGTTGGAACTCCGTAAGCCGCCGTAAGGGTGTAGTTCACATCTCCTTTCGCCGCGCACATTTCCACGACGCTATTGTAGCCGCTCCAAGGGTTGTCTGCCGTGTGGAAGTAGAGAATCGCCGTGCTTTTTCGGTCGTTGACTTGCACGTATGGCACCTCGCAATTCTGCTGCTTGTGAAGCGTTTTGAGTAGCACCGCCTCCCGCCGCTCCTTGGTAACAGCTTCGCGGAGAAAGTTTGCCACCGTTTCTGTGATTCCGTCCTTGGGGGTAAACGTCAAAAGCAGCTTGGCGTTTCTGGTAGCAAGTCGGAGATAAAGCCGGTCGAGCAATTCCATTGAACCCAAGTATTCATCGGCCCACGCGCCTAAATTGATCCACGACGGATTCCTTGATCCAAGCTCCATACCTTCCAGAATGCTTTGATCTTGAGCGAACTGGGTATAGTAGAGGAATTTGCACCGGGAGCCGTTTGGAAGGATAAAGCCACGCCCCGTGAACCCGTTTTGCACGGAGTAGCTGATGTAATGAACGTCGCCTGTGTTCTTGCGCTTCAACTCGGCAGGAAGTTGCTGGTAAACCGCCGCCTGCTGGACTTCGATGCTAACGCTTTCGTTCTGGCAAAAGCAGTAAATTACAGATTTTGG